CTCCTAGAAAGTTTGGGAGGCAGTCGCGATCAATCGAAAAGCCTCCTCTACCACGGCGGCAGAAGAAGTCATTTTTTCGGCAGTTTTAGCGAAATCATTCATAACTCCAGAGATTTTCTCTAGACCCCCCCTCGTCAAATTGGTAAAGGCAGTGGTAATCTCAGCTTGTGATTCTTGTAGATTTTGCAGTGTATCTAGCATTTTTTCTCCCACTGCATTTTGTTTATTCTGAATTCCAGCGGAACGCTTTACCGCACTCCCGTACCCCCGCATCAATTCTTCAGCTTGCGCTTGTAACTCTTCTGCGTCGAAAGGCATCCCCTCTGCTATCGTTTTTCTTTCTCCTAGAATAGTGTCAAACCGTTCCCTCTCTTTCGCGCTTAACCCTTCTATTCCTTGTGTCGCCCCCTTTTCTAACGCGATGGTCTCGGCTTGAGACATTTTGATTCCTTTACGACCAAAGGCTTTACGAAGCACCTGACGACCTGAGGCCCCGCCGCCACCCGCCGCTGTTAGCTTGGTGACCATCTCCCGCATAGTGTCTTTACCCCAACCTTTTGGCCCGCCCATTTCTTCAAGTTGCACCTGGGCTTTTTCGTAATCTTCCAAACTCCCCCCTTTGAAGCCACCCATGGTTTGAAGCATCATAAGATCGATAGGATCTTGTACTCCTGTTTCTGCCACAGCCTGACCCGCTCCCGCTAAACCGCGTCCAATAGCTGCCCCGCGTAAACCACCCAAAGCGGTAGTGTTTGTAATCGCCAAGCCCAGTCTTCCAATTGAATTTTGGTTGATCGGAACGCCTGTGGTTTTCCAAGCCTGAATACCCTGAGCCATCTGAGCCATGTAATCTTGAAGTTCTGAGCCCTCTAATCCGAGCCGAAGACCATCTTGGATAGCTCTAGTCATTTTTTCTGGAGCATTCCCCTCATTCGCTCCCACCAAACCCCCTCGACCCGTGCGCCCAGCACCCAGATAAGCCCCAGAAACATCGGCACCAATACCGAATTTGGTCTGAGCCGCGAAAGCTGTTTCCAGCATCCCTGACTGGTTCAGACCCCGCATTCCACCGCCGCCGACTTGCAGTAACCCTTGAGCCGCCTGCAATGACTCGGCTTCACTCATACCCCCGTATCTCAACCCTGCGGCTTTTATGTCTTGGAACGGCGCGGCGCGCTCGGCGCGGGCCGCAGCTTCGCCCGCAGCTTGTTGCTCGGCCATATATTGTTTCGTTGGAGCTTCGGCTTCCTCCCTGGCTTTTCTTCCGGCTTCTGTAATACGTTCACCACGGATCTTGCTCATATTTTCGCGGCTTTTTCTAAATTCCGTAATCGCAGAAGGTTCACGTAGAGAAATGTCTTCCCCTAGACCAGTAAATGATCGCAATATGAGCCGACCCACATCCTTGGCCCCTCCCAATAAAATTTTTCCGGTAGTTATCGAAGCCTCTTTGAGCTGTTCCTTGGGGTCGTTTTGGATAAGGGCTTCCCTATTTATCGCGTCTCGTTCCGCTTTACGGATCTCGTCTCCGGAGTATTCTTTTTCCGGAGGTCTTACGCTCGCTCGACCCCTTGCGCGAGCACTCTCAATCCCCGTTCCGGTTTCCTGCACTCCCAAAAAGGGAGCCATGCCCAACCGAGATCGCTGAACACCTAACGCCCCCTCACCAAACTGCATAGCGTTAGTGAACTGTCCGGCTAGCGCCCCGCCGACTATTGGGATCCCCGATAATCCTTGGGCCACCCCGGATACCCCGCCGAAAGGAGCCCCGCCGAAGCCTCGGGCCATACCACCTACCGCCTGGCCAGCCGCTTGTCGCATCATGCCGGGGCCACGTTGCAGCGGAAGACCCATGCTACCCGCAAAACCCTGTATGAAGCCACCGCGGGCCATGTCCGCATCGGTGAGCGGCCTGCCCCCGGGCCCCCTAGGTCCAAAGAGGTTTTGCGCCAGTCCTTTTTGTTGGCTGAGCCTCTGGGCGTCGGAATTAAGGTTCTTGAATTGCTCGTGCAATTGCTTGTAGAGCTTGGTAGTTTGGCTCACCCCGTCCATGGCCTATAGGGTGTTCAATTGTTGTTTGCCTAAGGCGCGGAGCTGATCATCCAGGGCCTTGATTTCTTTACGGTAGGCTCTAGTGCTTTTCTCCATGTTGGAGTAGCCCTTGGCCTGATTTGTCGCCGCTTTGGTAGCCGCGTCTACGAGTTTGCCGGCCTGTTGCTGGACTTGCTGAAACCCTTTGGCTTTAGCGTTTACGACAACTTCAGTCTTGTGCTCACTCATCGTCTACCTCGTCCAGGTTGGGCATCTTGCCCTCCGCTAGCTCTCGTTCCCATTTGTCTACCAAGGAATCCACAGCTCGTTCATTACCCAAGATCTTGTTTAAAGATTCCAGAACTATTGTCCCTTCTTTGGAGTCCATCTCTCCGTTAGAAATTCGTTCCAAAATCATTTCGCGCTGTGCCATCATGTCCTCAAACATTTCAACTTGCCACTCGGGCCAGCTCCTATTCAAAAACAAGGGATCTGTGGCCGGTCTCTTGTATTTATCGGTCCACCATTTTCGGATTCGGTAGTCATTCGTCTCCAGGTTATGCTTAGCCTGGGCCCGTAATCTGCCCATGCTCGCGAAAAAATTGCTCGAAATCGAGCACCCTTTCGTAAACCGCTTGAAGAAGAGGCACGCCATCGATGATCGCTGTGGGGTCTTTGAACCACGTAGGCCTCTTGTCCAGGCAATAGCTCAGCCGGCTCACGATGAAAGCGATTTCATCGCTCAAAGGATCTAGGGCGTCCCTCGGGGTGCTCCCGTTCATGCGTGCCTGCATAACGCCAGCTCGCATAAGGTCCATGGGGGTTGGGTAATGCACTGTGAACGAACCTGTCCACTTCTTTTTCCGCGTATCCGTCCAGTCAAACTGAAACGTGTAGGGATTACGGCTGCGAGGGTCTTCCGAGAGATCTGGCGTCGCTTCGCTATCAACGGGGGCCATCGCTTTTTCTGTCGCCTCTTTGAGGGCTTCCTCCCCTTCCGCCTCTACCAGATGACTGGGGGTAAACCGTCGTTTCATCTCTTCGGGGGTCAATTTGTCTTGCTGCATGGGGTCGCTCCTGTGGTTAGATGCGGCCTAGATTGCCATGAAGTGATGGAAAGAGTCACGCGCTGAAAATGAAAAAGGGAGCGCGAAGCTCCCTTTTTGTGATCCTGTGGTAGAGCCGAGGCTTTCCAGGGATCAAACCGACGCTAAGGCGTCGGTGGTATTTCAGGTGCGTAAAGCGCCTGAACTTGGAAAATTATACTTCACTCTCGTCGCTCACACGGATGCAATTGAAAGTGCAATCTTCTCCGACAACTCCGCGCGCATCAATCGTCCAGTTATGACTCTGAATTTTCACTTGTTCCAACGTGGCAAAGCTCTTGCCCGTCTTGGAATCTTCAATCGTTGCCACCAAATCTCCCGTCACTAGGATGTTTTCCAGGTGTTCGCCTGGGTTTGCCCCGTTCGTAGGGAACCATCCCCTGCTCTTGAGCGTCTCACCAATGATCCGGAACATCGAACAGGTAAAAGTAACACGATATGCCGTGGGGGCGAACTCTTGAACCTCGATATTATCGAGGACTTCAATGGGCTCATAGGCAATTTCCTCGGAAACATTGACGTTCCGAGCATACCCGACTTTGACGCCATTGATTGAGAAGCGCGCTCGCGCACCAGTAAAAATCATGCCTTTTTGTGCCATAGCTTTATCTCCTCAAATCAGACGCTTATGCGGCAGACTGCCTCACGGTAACAAGATGAATTACGTTTTTGACAAAATTAACTGGCAGCACGGGGGCCATCTCGACACTGGCCTCCATGACATCAACCACGAAATCCAAACTCAGGCTCCGATACGCCACGAGCACAGCGTTGTCCACCAAAAGGCCCAACGTACCGATGGCCACAGCCTTGGCCGCGTTCAACGTGCCCGCGAAGCCCTTTTTCCCTACCGCCGTTTCCATGTTGCCTCGGAAATTATAGGCGGCAAAGTTGACCGCTTGATTCACTGAGGCCTCGCTAAAAGCCAGGTTATCGGAGCTAAGGTGCGTGGTAATGTTTCTCACCACCCGCCGCCCCACGCCTTCCACGTTTTCAAGGAAGCACAGACCCGCTTGCACCATCTCCTCAGCATCATCCGTAGGATTCCAGCTCGTATGCTGTCGGAAGTTGAGCGCGTTGACATATTTGAACGTCAGAGGAGTGCCCACATCCGCGCCGGCTTGCAGACCCGCGATCATCGCCGCATGAAAGGGTGGGGTGTATTCCTGCCTCTCTCCCGCGGTGTTGTATCGCTCAATAGCCTGGGCCGTCACGCGGATGTGGCGCGAATTGAGGTCCACGATTTGAGCCTTGACCTCATCCTTGGTCCCTACGTCCGTCATACCCGCATTCATAACGCCTACGACACCATCCCGCTCGCTACGGCCAATGCCGCTCATGTACGCGCAATGCGCGTCCAAGGCCGCATGCACCGCGGGATCTGCGGTCAGCACTACCACCGTGTTGACACGAGTTTGCTTGAGAAGGTTGAGGCCCTTTTGCCAATCGTTAAAGCTCGCCGTGCCTTCCGTGCCGCCCGCCAGAAACACCGGGCTAGCTGTATTGCTCGGAGCCCCTCCTTGAGCGCCTGTGGCCACTGTAGCCGTCGCGTACTGGCTATTCTGGTTGATCCAAGCCGCCACCGCGTACAAATCCGCATAGAACGAGGGTTCCACCGGGCTCAGTGCGTTGACCGCACTCACTGTCTTGTCCAAATTACCCAAGGCGAACGTGGTAAGCGGAGTTACCAACGTAAACACGAAACCGCCTACGGTAGCGATGTACCGTGCGTTGAAATAGTCCGCGGCTTTAAGCAACGTGCTCTGGGTCGCAACCTTGGCCCACGCTGCCACGCCGGAGGTCGTCACGGTGCGCGCCACTTCCACATCCGCCAACACGAGGCCTTGAATCTGAGAAAAGATTGCCGTGCCTACCACTGGCACCGCGCCGGCCAGCGTGAACTTTTCCAAAATCACCTGACCGCTCGCGTTCAGGCCTACCACGATACCTTTTTTGACCGTCGCGCCATCGGCAACCACGGTCAGAGCCCCCGCGGCGTACATCGTCACGCCACGAACCATGCCCTTCACTGGGTCCGTACCCGCGGCGACTGTGAAAATAGTAGCGCCGGCTGGGGCCGCTCGCACAAGCACGGTGCCAATCGTAGTTCCAGCAATACCCACACCGAGAACACTCAACGCCGCAAACGTCTGAGTACCCGCGACCGTGGTGGTACCGTTGAGCGTCAGTACATCCTTTACCGCCGCACCGGTTCCGTCAAATCCGTACACGGTGACTTTTTGGCCTACGTCGGAAGCACTGGCGCTCACTACATCCACGACACCCGGGGCCGCCAAGCCCGTACCAAGGTCGGTACTCATGCCTAGCGTAGCTCGGGTAGCCGTAGCTTTGATCTCGCCGCCCGAGATCACTTGAGCCTGCATGGTATCCCAGCCGCTCGTCGGCTTGACATACTTGAGCTTGAACATCGCATCCCCGCCGACGTTATCAGCGGCTTCGGTCACGTCCTCAAAAATAATCGAGACTTTCTTGCCCTGGGTAGTCCCTGAGGCAATAGAAATCTGAATCTGCTCGGTGAACGCGCCATAATCCTTGCTCACGAGGTTCAACGCATCCCCGTAGGTATTCGGCAAAACACCCGAGGCCGAAGTAGCCGGGTTGATCTTCATGGCTACCATAGACTGAGCGCCGCCGCGGATATCGGGATCTTTGCCGGGGGCAAAGAGGATATCAGCCACCTCCCGCAAGTCGCCGTTTCGGAAAATGTCGCGCGCCTTCTGCGGTTGGTTGATTCGGATGAAATCCTTGGTTTCAGAAATCGCGCTCACCGGCTTTCCGCCCTCGGCGGTGCCCAGCACGGCGACGATACCCGAAGCGCTCAGACCCACGGACTCCAGACCAGAAGTGTCGATTTCGCTGTAGGAACCGGGGACGCTAATGATTCTGCCCTGGAAAAATAGTGTCGATGGCATTTTCTATGCTCCTCAGCCTACCGGCTTCTCTTGAAACTTCTTGAATTCGGCCTGCCAATCTTCCATCGTCAGCGGGCCTAGTTTTTTACTACGAGCGTGCGAGACAAAGCCCGCCATTTGGTCCCACTTCGGACCAGCGATGGTCGCGAAAACACGTAGCGCCAGATACTCTTTGATCGGCGCGACCACCACAGTTTCCAAACTTTTCGGGGACTCATCCGAATTCGGAACTTCCACAGAATCAAGGGCAGGCGGCGTTTCCAGAATTTCAGTGTTTGGGGGAACATCTTCCCAACCATGATCTTCCGATGCCTTATATTTCTTGCTCATTCTTTCCCATCCTCTGAAGTCTTAACGGTAATCAGCGTTTTGACGTTACCAACATCGCTTGGGCTACCGGAACTGTCAACATGTATTCCGGCCACCTTGAAAGCCTTGCTTAGGGCGGTACTCTTCGCGGTTGTGAGCAATTCCGCCCGGCAAGAGATCACGAGCTGACGCACAAAAAAGTGCTCGGGGACGTAGCGAGGATCTGGGGCGAGGTCTTGCCCGGAAAGCGTAAGGCCGTACACCCCAAAGGGAATAAACGTGGGCTTGGCCAGGAGGATAATAGCCTTGGCTACCTCGTAGAGGTAGGTGCAGACATCGGGATGCTCGGCGAGGCACATCATGTGGAACGTGTGCTCCCACAGTGCCGTAAATTGGTCCGCCCCGAAGTCGGGATCCATCGCGTCGTCTTCGATGCCGGCCTCATCGCCGATCACCGCATCGGCTTCCCGCTCGGCGGCCAAGATGATGCTGTAGAGCGGGGGCTCTTGATCGCTTCGCGCGTAGCCATGCACCACTGTGGGGGGCTTAGCCGCAAAGAAAGTCTTGATCCCCTCCACCTCGGTTTGCGTCAGCTCATAGTTTTCCAGAAATAGGTCATCGAGAATGGTGGGGTCAGCTTTGATAGCCTCTAGGCCCCGGATCATCGCAGTGTAGAGCAATCGTTGAATCATCGCAGGCTATTCACATACGCCTGGAAGGCCTGGGGCGCAAGGCGGGTTCCCACGTAGTCAGCTACTTGTTTCGCAAGATCGGCCCCAGGGGTGCCAGGACGAATCCATGGACTAGAGCCTAAGGGACGACCGCTTTCATCCACAGAAATCGTCCTAAACGTCTTGTATTGGCTCTGGGTGGCCTTTTCGTAAGTCTGTTGGATTCTCACCATGCCCGCATACGGGTCTGAGTGATGGTAGGGCTTGAGTTTCGGGATGCTGATTTTTTTACTCGCTTGCAGCGCGGACGTATCGAGTCGTTCCCCCCAATGAGTTTTGCTGTAGGGGTCTTTATAGGTCGCGTCCAATTTCTTCGCCGCGCCGTAAATAGCCTTTCCAATGTTTTGGGCGTATTCGGCCCCCATGAGCTTTTCCAAAGCCTTGCCCATTTGCGCGCCATGCGCGCCGGCTCCTGGCGTGTAGTGCCGGAAGGGAATAGCCCGGAAATAGCCGCCTTCCACACGGGGATGTTTGGTGCCCTTCTCACCACGAGCCCCCACGGGCACGTTAGGGCCCAAAAGGGTATCGTGCATGTCCGTCGTTTTCATCCCGTGCTCAAGGATGTTTGGGAGCACGCCTACCAAGGCTATAACCGCCGTGTCTTTTCCGCGCCACTCGATTTCTTGGATGGCTCCTATGTACTCTGCTTTGGTAGTATGAAATTGCTTTTTCGCGAGCTGGATCCAATGATCTCTAGCTCCCGCGATCACGTCCTGCATGACTTCCAAAACCGATTCTTCACTCAGAGCGGATACCAGCTCTAGCGGGATGAGGTTTTCCAGATTTAGGACCTCGACCGTGATCACAATAGGAACTCGTAGCGGCACACGCCTTGTACTGGGAGATCTACAGGCTCGCCCTGGGGTGTGAGCGGCGCCTTTTGCTTGAACTTGGTGAGCGTGGTACGCACCATGTGCGGGTGCTCCGTAATGCGGTAGGTCGGATGCGTGAGATAGTGACACACGAGGGGCGTAGTCGGGGCAGGCGCTTTCGTCGGTTTCCAAACAATGTCCCCCACGGTTACGTCAAAATCGGTGCCTTCCACGTACACCTTTTCGATCGAGCGCACGAGGTTGGCTTGCACCACCGGATACTTGGTTTTCAAGATCGGGGTGTCACCGGCTTTGAGCACTTGAGAATAGACGATGCGCGAATCCAAAGCAGTGAGCCGATCGTAGTAGCCCAGCTTGTTCTCGGCGCGCACCGTTACCATCGCCATTCCCTGCGCCCACGGCCCGATGGCATCCAGCGCGTTCTGTTGGTTGCTGAGCCCCGTCATAATTCCATGGATGACCGCGCCGTGATCTCCCACAAACCGAGTTTGAATAGGGTCCAGGGGCCCGATGAGTTTAGGGTTGGCTACCGCGCCCTCAGGCTTGAAAAAGATCCAGCCTAGGCCATCGCAAAGGGGGCAGTTGGGGTCGTTCTGATCGGTCTGGTCATTGAGGCTCTTGCAAGGGCATTGGGCGGTGCGACTCCAAGCCAGTCGATACCCCTTGGCTTCGATCGCTTGGATCCACATCTCGTTGCGGAAGTCGGCGCGCACCAAGTCCTTGACGCCGGTAGGTAGACCGACTACGCCGGCTTTGACTTTGGTGTTTTTGGAAAGGACTGGCATGGATGCCAGTCTACACAACTACGGGGCGGGTGTCTTGGCCTTAGCTAAAGTTTTATAGTGGCCGTAGACCCGTTGACCGTGACCGCGTTTGTACGGATTCCAGCCAACGCCGTGTCGAAATTTCACGGGCTCGCCGCAACCGCACTGGCATGCTGGCGCTTCCTGGCAACGAATCTTTCCAGAGACTTTTGCAACACCGTGCCCTTTGCAGTAGGTGGCCCAGCCTCGTACCCGTTTCCATTTTACGGGACGGCCGCAGCCACAGGCGCAGAGGGGGGCTACGGATCCAGTCGGAGGCTGGTTTCGCTTAGTGTACGGCGTGGAATGATGGTGCGAGGCATGGCAAGGCTTACACATAGGCACAAGCGAGCTATCATCGCCGAGGATAGCATGATGCGCATGGATGTTTTCCAGATTTCCGCAGCGGCAGCAAGGCTTGCCTTCTACTAGATCGGCACGCGCTTGCAGGTACTCCGAAGTAGCGTAAACGCCGGGGCCCGTAGGCTCCCGATCACGGCGTCGGATTCCGGCGTAGTGCTCGCGCAATGATTTTGATTGACGCGCCCTGGTTTCGTCCAACGCCTTTACGCCTAAACGTAGTCCAGGCCTACCTCGCACATTATGTGCGTGTAACCATCTCCCCCACCCATACCCAGGAAGCCAATTCGTCGGATTTCCGCAGCCACATGCGCATAAAGGGGGCGTTGCTCCCTCTGGGGGATACATGCGCCGATTAGCTAGCTCTACCAATTCCTCGGGCGTCTTTCCTTCACGCTCTGATGGTTGCTGTCTGCGATGATGCCCCCTTCGCCAGCCAGCCCAACCTCGAACCCGTTTCCAGGCGCAAGGTAGACCGCAACCGCATTTGCATAGAGGGGGAATTTCGTTAGAAGGGATTGATGTTTTTGACATACCGGGGTCATACCAATTTCCCCGATGCTTGTCAATAATGTCTTTGTGATATTGCGTGATTTGCTGGGTTAACCCACAGTGAGCTTAGGACCCTTGTAATATCGCTCAAGTGCGGGGAGCATTTCTTTCACCGATTGGCGGTAAGTAATAATTCTGGCCCCATACCCAGCGTTTGTCGCGCTACTCGTGGTGCTTACACTTTGGCTCAATCCGTCGATTCCGATGCTCTGACTCGCGATGCCCGCGCCCGCGATCATGTCGCCCGCGATGTTGAAGGGGCCCATCGAAGCGATCATCCCCACAACGTGTTTGATGTCGGGCGGGAACTGATCCAGCTCGGGGTCGCGCGGGCTCACAGCGTTAGGATCGCGCGGGCGTCCAAAGCCCGCTTCATAATTCACCCGGAAAGCGTCCGGAATGAACTTATTGTTTCCGTAGATGAAGGGAAGCCACGCGCCGCTCGCTCCCAAGAGAATGGTGCCCGCGGTGCCCGTACCCGGCACCATCTGGAGCTGACCGTCAGCCCGTTGGATGTGCAGCCAATCCTTCTCGAAAACCTTGACCACCTGCTCACCCGGCAACACGAGTTTGACCTCATTGATCCCAATCACCGGGTAGTGACTGAGCTTCAGCCAGATGTATTTGTTGTAGTCGTACTTGTAGAAGTCCTGGCGCTCGTCTGGATACGTCCTCGGGATGATAGGAAGGTCCAAACGCTTCTCGATCCAGTCCACCGCGGCTTTGATGTACCAAGTGAACATGGCGTTGCTGTAGGGCACGCCCTGATCGTTGGTGAGGTCCACGCCAAATAGATAAACGTCCTTCAGCTCCTCGATCGAAATGACCTGGAGCGCCGGCTCGGGCTCGCCCCGCTCCGGGGTCGAGAACGTGTCAAAAGTGTTGGAAACCGTGTTGAAGTACCGGAACTTGTAGTAGTAGTCTGCCGCGCCGTCTTGATCGATGAACGTATAGGTCGTTTTGTCCTTTTCCAACCTTGGACGCGTCCCCGGTTTGCTGACCTCGTTGAACGAACCGGTAGGCCCATTGACGCTGCGAAAAATTTGAATCGCATCAAACGTCGCCATCACGAGATTCACATCATTTTCGATGATCGTCGTTGTGATGGGTTGCAGATTCTCGCAGCTCATACCGCCTCCAGCGTGCCCGGTTTATGTCAACACGCCGGCACCGATGATGCTTTTGTCCGCCAGATACTCGTACAGCCCTCGCTTGACCGCATCATAGGTCTTTTCGTTGACCTCCGGTTCAGAACCCGTCACCAAAGATACGTAGTCGGCCCCCTCAATGGACACCACCAGTTCTTTGCTCTTTACGGGAATACCGGGCACCCAAGCATCTTGCGCCGTTTTTCCATATTCCAGAAATAGGGTAATTTTCCCATTCACTGAATCATGGTTTTGATGGACGATCTTTACTTGGGTGTAGGGACCGTTTGCATCTAAGTCGCCTACCGTAATCGGGGCTGTCAAAGTCCACGGCATGACAAAATCTCCTAGCAAAAGTTAGGCCGACAATACCACCATCAAGTCCAAGTCGCTACGTCTTGACTCGGAAGGTCTGGCACTGTGCGTATGACATCCAAGCCTGTCGTTTCAATCGTAAAGCTGACTTCAACTTTACGCTCTAGCTCCAACCGGAAAAACCCATTCGCATCGGTTACCGTGCAAGCTACCACATCGCCCTCTTGTACCGTCCCCACGGTTTGTGGGGTCACCGAATACGCCTTCACATGGGCATTCGCTATTGAGATCCCAGCGGCATCTCGTATCGTGCCGTAAATGGCGCACAGGTTAGGAGCGCTCGGAGGCACGATAACTACCGTGCTCGCGCCCACGTAGGTAACACTAGCATCTACCGTCACCACCAAGACCTCGGGCACTGTGAACGAATAGCCCGACTTGAACAACCGTACTGAATAAGTACCGGGGTCTAATGCTACGTTGACGTTTCCAGAAACGGGCGTGAACACACGCCCCAAGAAAAACGTATTGGTGGCGTCGTACAAATCAATTTGCGCACCTTGCAAAGGTACTGCTAAGGGCCCCCGAATTTGTAACGTGATTTGTTTGGAACCCGACAAAACAGAACCGTGGTTATTCAGGGCCTCGCCAGTAGAACCCGCGATCAAATGGCTCGCAAGAGGCTCATCCCAAACCGTATCCGCCACGTTAGCCCAGCCCCCCACACTCAGCTCGCTAGGGCCCGGTAGGTACGCATTGGTGCCCGGAGTTTGCAGAGGTGTGAACGTGTAGCTATCTTCGGGATTGGCGTTAGCCAACATACCTGTGGGGAAATCTCCCGCTAAACGATAAAGCCCGGGAGATAGTGTTGCGTTGACTTGCAACAACGGCTTGTTCAGGGCGGCGTGCCCCGTAGCTTTGAACGTCCAATCCGCCCAATCCAAAAACTGGTTATCCGAGGCACGATGCACACGCATGTAGAGGTCCGTCAACCCGATCAAGGGTATGCTTCGCGCCGAGACAACGTAGCAATAGATGGGCTCGGTGGCCCCCGTTGGAATCCGGGTACTCACTTCGGGATCTCCTTAAACTGCGCAGGATGCCTTTCACAAAACACTAACAGCATTTCCGGGGTAGTGTAATCTGGATCGAGCCGCAGCGCATCTGGTACTTCGGTAGCCGCGCGTAGCATCTTGGTTACCAGCTCAGAGCACAAATTTCCACGCACACTGTGAAATGGGTGCTGCGCCTTCCGATGGAAAACTCGCCAAATTAACAACCACAACCCCAGAGCGAAAAGCCCGTCAAACGAATACCACTTACCTACTTCTTCTCGAATTCTCTGCAAGGCAAAAGGCGCATTGAAGTCGCAAAAGAATTCCTTGACGATATTATGCCTAGAACGCTCGGCAGGACGTTGAAGCACCATAGGCCAAGTTGCCTCAGTCGCCCAATCCCCACCCCAAACCGTGGATGGGTGCTGGATAAATACATGACTGGCGCGACCTTTGGAAAGCCATCGGATTAGGTGGCCCATTCGAGTATTTGAAGCGGTAAAAACTAATCGAACCATTATTTCTCCCGCCGTTTTTTGAATTTAGTAGTTGGGCATACAAAAGAATCAATCCGCTTGTTGATCTTGGCCACATCAGTGGCAACATGCGTACCAAAGCGGCTTAACTCCGCAGCGATCGCCTTTAAGGTATTATTTGTTTTTGCGGAGCATTCCCGGCATCTAGCATCCAGGGCTGTGAGATCTCGTTCCAAATTCATAACCCGTAATGGAATGTGAAGCTCGTCATATCTGTTTGGCATGCCGGGCTCGCTTTCGGTTGTCCAACAACCAGTAAATCGCCAGTATTCCAATCACGGTAGTCAAGGGGTCGGATAACCAGGCATTCCACCAACTCTCAGGATCTTTCCAGATTTCAGGATGAGTTGGGGCCAGAATATGTTCGGCAATTTCCCAAAGAAACGCCGCCCCTAGACCACAAAGTAGACTCGCTTGTCTGGTCAGATGAAATGCCCATAAAGTAGAGCCAATAAATACCCAGAAAGCCAAATGGGCCAACGTCCAGACATCAAAGAACGAGTATCCTGTGATCGGTAGCAACCAGTTCATTGGAAAATCTCCAAGAGCAATTGAAACCGTTTGCTCTCCCCTGCCGGATGCTTGAAAATAAACCGAATTTTGTTTGAATGGGTCTGGGCGTTGTACGACAAACCCAAGACACCCCGCCCATCTAGGCCAATCATCCCGTCTCGATCTGCTTCCAAATTCAACTCATTGAGCAAATGGATACAACCTCCGTAATTTTCGGGAATGTCCGGAACCCCGATACACGCACCATACCACAAGTCTGTGGTCCCTCCGGTAATCGATGTTGGGATGTCGATATCACCCCCGATCATTTCGTAGTAAGAGGTGGGCTCGAAATCAAGCACAGTCTTGACAGCCCCGGTGTAGGGAGCTTGTGTGATCTCGTCGCCGTTTACGTCGTAGCACTTGCAGGTCACGTCTTCGTAATCAACTCCGTGAGGGTTGATATTGTGCAATTTTGTAGGGTCTGCCGTGTAAAACGCAATCGCTCTGGGTCGAAAAACTATTGCCGTGTTCACGGTAGTCATCCGTACAATTTCACGACCATCCACAGTTCTGGCTTGGACCGCTGGGGCTTGGCCAGCATGCGCCGCCACTATCCCGTCCAGAGTAGTCTCCTCGCCCTCAGACAAAGCGGCTTTGAACCAGATATCACAGTCGTCACCCGCAGTATCAATGTGGTCTAGCGCGACCGTGATGCTCGACAAACCGATTTCAGTGATCAGCGTTGTGCTGTCCACCTTGTGATTCGGAAAATCGGTTTGGATTGAGTACGTGTACTTGACTGCGGCCATATCAAATCTCCTACGCGATCTTGAGCAACGTCATGGCGCGTTGATACGCGGTAGCCGTCGATGTACTGGTTCGCCACTTCACTTCAATGACCTGGGCCGCTGCTACGGTCACGACGGCTTGGGTTGCCAGCGGTACAATCAGCCCAATTTGCTTGAGGTCCGTGTAGGTCAACCGGCGTTCCGATGCCGCGACCTTGGAAGTATTCGCGTAGATCGACACGTAGGTTTCGCCCGCCACATTGGAATGCGAAAGCGACGTGCTAAACAGCACGAGGTATGTACCGGCCCCAGGCGTCAACGTCATCGTGGTCATCTGCACGTCGGAGGCCGATGTCGTGGTAATGGTCCCGGTTGCCGTCGCCTCACTGGATGCGTGCGGAAGATTGCCTATCTGCACCCGCTTCTTGACATTTGCATTCGCGCTGTCCTCGATGATCAATAGGTCAGCGGCTACAGGCGCGGTCTTTTCGGTGATGCCACTAATTTCGCTCGCTGCATTGACGTGTACGGCATTGGCGTCAGCCGAGCCACTAGGGGTCTGCCAAGTAGCCTCGCTGTCACCCGTAGCCGTCAGCACTTTACCGGCTATGGGGGCTGTCGCTGCCGCCACCGATACAACCGTCGTGGCGGTCCTGAGACCTGAAGCAGTCCGATCATCGGCAAGCCGCGAATCGTTGCCCTGGCAAATCGTATTCGCTGCCGTTCCATACGGATGCTGCGCGGTCCCTACCAAGCGCCAACGAGCTGAAGTACCGTCGTACTGAAGGACGCACGCTTGATCTGGGATCAACACAACATTCTGAGAATCCGACAAACCAAATCTATTCGCCGCCGTGCTAGACGAGCTTTCGTCTACCAGGGTCAAGTTATACGCCCCGATATTATGCAGCGTGACTACCCGACCCACCGCACCCCCGGTCAAGCCGGTGATGTTGTAGGCCGCGCTTGAAGTCAGCCGCAGCATAGAAGCGTCCGCTAGGCCAGTAGGGGCGTAATTATTTTGATCTGCCCCAATAGAGGTTGGACTGATAACGCCGCTCAAGGCAAAGGATTTGCTCGCCTGAGCTGTCGTGGGGCTGGGGTAACTTCCCGCTAGGTCCCCCGAGGCAGAACCGCTGGGGGCTCGTGAATCGCTCAATCGGGAATCGTTGCCCACGCAAGCGGTGGTTGCACTACTCCCAAACTGCACGTCCGCTTTCAAAGACTCATTGGCGTCCGCGTTCTCCTTGGTAAATCGGACGTTGCCGTTGTCGGTCAGCTTGTCTCGCAGAAATCCTGACGTAATATCGTTCGTGCTGACTTTGACTGACTCGTCCACATGGGCACGCCGTGAATAGCGAACATCGGTGATGTTGCTCGGCGTGATATTCTTAGAACTGCCGTTGCTATGCTTGGAAATCAGTACGAACGCAAGCAATACGCTATCCGCAGGGATCGCGGGCATCGGCGGGTCAGAGCTGCTAGACGATGCTCCCGCCGCACTCTTGATAACCTGTGCGGTGTCCACATAGATCAACACGATAGCCCGCTGGCTTGCGGCCAACGCTGTGTAGTGATTTACCCCGCCGAATCCGCTGGCGAGATTGTAGTTTCCTCCCGACGCGATCGTGTAGATCACGCCGTTGATCATGTAGGTGCCGGCTGTGTACTTTACCGTCTGATCGTTCGATGACTGAGCCTCTACCAGCAGGCCAGAAACCCAGTCATCACCGGAACCGTTCGCGCTCATGTTGTCGAGCTTGGTTTTGTCGGTCGGACTCATTACCCCAGCAAGAGAAGCGGTAGCTTTTGGACCCAGGCCACTTGGCGCGGAATACCACAACTCGGATGCAGCCGGCGTAACCGGATCTGCATCCAGCACATCCAAAATCAATGTATTTAGGTGTTCCGCCATAACCTACCCGTCAAGACGATTCGCCTTCCACCATGGCAATCCAGTCCACTTGGACTAGATCACTAATGATATTGGTACCCATATTGACCATAAACCCATTCACTGTTTTGCTTTCTATGGCCAACGCGAACGTCTTACCATTTGATGTGACTGCCGTTGTCGGTGCATTGTAGACCGTTCCCCCAGCAAAGGGCGTCACAAAGGTCACAGTAGCCCGTTTGGGATTACCCGAAAATGCCGCAGCCAATGTGTGCCCTGATTTACACGCCAGACCACTACCAATCAACGTCGTGGGTGCCCATTCCCCCGACGTAGAATTGTATCGCGCCACCTGGCCATTAGTGGCTCCTGAGGGATCAATCTGTGCTAGACGAGGCTTACTGGCCATGCCCCCACCTAGCTCAGGTAACTCACAATGATCTCATCCGTGCTCACCATATCAACCGCCGTTCCCGTGGACGCGAGCCAAGTGATCGTCTTGCTGGCGATCGTATAATCCTTACCCGCTCCCTGGCTTTGATGCACGCCATTCAAATACAAATGGACGCAAGTAGCTGATAGTGGAGTATTGTCAAGCAAGTCGGTCAATGCGGTGTCCGCATTGGTGATGTTTTGAGCGGTAACCACTTCTTGCCGACACGTTGCGCCCGTCTGTGACGCCCACTTGACACCCGCCGCCAGACTGGAATCGACCACGAGGGCCATGCCATCGGTATTGCCGACTGGAAGATCAATAGGGGTTCCCGCTGCCGTAGCCGTGACCAAGGACCCTTTCGCGGACAAAGTTGATTTCTGGATATAGCGATCATCGTGGGTGTGCGAACCCGGGATCACCTCTTGGAAGGCCACACCGGTCTGAAGCGCGTTATGCGGAGCCTCGTTCAGGCTTAGCGACTCTCCAAACAACAGGTCGATCGAAGCCGGGGCCGCAAACGTGTAGGCCGTCTCGACGTTGGTCGTCATGGCTTCATAGAAATACGAGAGCACCAACTTGAGCTTGGAGCTAGCCGTGGCACCTGTCGGGATCGTCAGTCCACCGGGGTTCAAGATCGTGACGCTCACGTTGGGTGTGACCGCACTGACCTCGAAATACTGGCCATCGGCGTCCAACTTGATCCAGTCGCCTACCACCACTTCAGACGTGTTGCCACTAGTGACCGTGGTAGTGCCGGCCCAAGTGTAGGTTTGCGCCAGTGCGGTAGGCGTACCGGTGAGCCGGCCATAGACCTCCTCATGGTTAGGCGTCCCGGTATCGATCGGATCGTTGGTGGCGTTGTCTCGGAGCGTGACCTTGTTGTTCGATGCTGTGGTCATCACAGCGGACAACGAGGTAGATCCCGCGATCTTTTTGCTCAGCGAAGCATCAAAGATCTTCTTGGTGAGTGCATTGCTGGTATCCGACGAAGCCGCCGAAGTTGTGAACGCATTGCCCTGGTCCCCGAAGATGAACCGCTTAGCGTTCAGGACATCGACCGCTGCCCCCGCGCCCATCTTGTGGACGTGGTTCGCTAGCGCCAGCGCATCGCCAGTGCCGTTCTGATTGGTTGTCCCGATATCAACCGGGGTTCCTGTCGTAACTTGTGGGGCTCTAATTGGGGCGGGCATAACAGACTCCTTAGCGTTCGTAGGCGATCACTACTTGATCACCTGCAATTAGGGGAAAAGGGGCTAACCATGTCAAAGCGGTTCCGGACACAATGTAATCAAGTCCTCGCGCGTACTCGACGCCGTTAACCGACATTGTGTATGTCTCTATATCCACAGATACTCCCGGCAACGTGAAGCTGGTTTGCCCCAGTGTTGCGATGAATACGATACGGACCCATTCCACGATCCCCGGGAGAATGGGAGCATTTAAGTCCATCATCCACCCCTAGGCTCATCGTCTGATTCTTGCGACGAACGCCGAATCAAGGTTTCTACCGCTTCGGCTAAACGATCCAACTTGCGGCCTAGTTGATCCCGTTCATCTTTCAGGGATTCACGAAAATCTGTACGCTGCTCAGCCAAAGCCCCTCGAAAATCGTCGCGTTGCTTTGAGAGCTGTTCGAGAAAAAGACCTTGCTGCCCTTTCAAAGCTTCTTTGAAATCCTCAGCTAGACGAGGGATCGTATGAGTGAAGACCCGTCGAACGAGCCATACCACGAGAAGAATAATCGCGCCGGTCGCACCTGTCTCAAAAAGAGGGCTAAAGTCCTTCACTTCCATTTGTCGCACTCCTCATGGGCATCTTAGCCGCGACGTTGGAAGGCGACTAGCTCTATTGCATTCGACCCTGCCGAAGACTTCACCCACAGGCTCTCATGGTCCCCTGCGGTAGTTTCTACTGGGCCCTCCCACTCACCGTAGGGAAAGATCGCGGAAGCTATCGGGGCTTCCACATAATTGGCGTCTGCGGTGTAGTCCGCTTCGGTGAAATAAATCCGCACAAGCCCAGCCGCGCCCTTATTTCGCACCTTTAGGTGCGACGTATGGAACGGCAATCGGACCTTACGACCTGTCGCGTCAATGGTGTCCCGCAATACATACGGTACACCGCCGCGAGTTTGAACAACGCTCATAGCCTACCTCCAAGCCGAACCGTAGCCTGGATGCGGGCTACTTACCTAGGGCAACCCAAGCGACCTTGGCGACAACCGAGCCCAGCGTCACGCCGTCAGCCTTGACCACGTTGATCGTGAGCTTGGTACTGCCGCCCGCGGGGTCGCTCAGCACGCCAGCCACGCTCGCCGCATCGGCAACTGCCGCTTGAGCCAATGTCACTTGGAAACTCTGGACGCTGCGGAGCCCGGTATCCACGACCAGAACGCCAGTAGACGGCACCAACACAATGTCGCCGGCCACTTCGGGGAGATGGGTAGATTTTGGAAACGTCATAGCTCACTCCTTCAGTCGTACATAGCTGCCTTGATTTTTTCAACCAAAGCCGCCTTGTTTTCTCTCTTGTTTCTTGGAATCGCACACTTATATGCCTTCGCGCATGCTTGGAGCCATGCCAGCGAATACCCTACTTCCGGATCAGCCCAGTCCTCGCCCTTTTTTGGCATAGGGGGATCCTTTGGCGTAGGCTCATCCACCATTTTCTTCGCCTCGAACGCATCCTGAGCTGCCATAACCGCTGAAACTTCCATCGCCGGCCTAGTTGCGTCCTCAACCCTAGAGGCCGGAACTACCTGAGTCCCGTCAGCTAGCACTACTTTGAGCCCAGCTTTAGCCTCTGCACGCGCTGGCTTGGCCGTAGCGGCGTTTAGGGGCCTCCAAGCTTCTGGGTTACCCAATAGCTTGTCTGCGTCGATTTGCGGCACATCCAGGGCGTTTCCAGCCTCATCTTGAATAACGAGGTCCAAGCCAATTTTGTAGACGTTGCCGTTCACACAAATTGAAGTGCCCTTTTTGTGTTGCAATAGGTTTTGAAGTTTCATGGGGATGTCGCTCTCCTATTACCGGGGAAAAGGTGCGGGCCTGTTTTATCAGACCCGCACCTTGTTGCCTACCTCTTTTTCAGCTCAGTTTACGGCTGGCCAA